AGCATTCAGCAAAATCCCGATGATCGGGATTTGGGATAGCATTGGCGCGGAAATGGTTTCCCATCAGACGCTTTGCCATGATCCACCGCCGCGCGAGCGTGACCGCGAATAGGGCACATGGGCTGTCGGCGCATACGGCGCCTCATAGCAGACCGCCATCAGGCCGAACCCGTCCGCGGCGTGCGAGCTCCAGTCGTGATCGGGGCCCAAGCCAATGTTGCGGGCTTCGTCTTTGCGCTCATGATAGTAGCCGAGTGCATCGAGGCCACCCTCGACGGCTGGCGTCTCCGAGAACCAACAGAACGGGAACACCCGTCGCGTGGCCTCGACACGCATCATGGCCGCGCCAGCGCCCTGGTTCGGAATTGGCTCGGGACAGTCAAAGCCCGCATCCCTCCAATGGTCCACGTAGCGCTTGCCGGTGATGGCGTTGGCGTTAGTGCCGTCGTGCGGCAGTTGGATCACGGCGCGGTCGTATTTCTTGGTCCTGAGATCGTTGACGTAATATTCGAGCGGCTGTCCGAGGCCCTCGATGTAGTCGAGCACGCGGATTTGCGGGCCCACCCATTGCGTCACCCAAAGCGACATGGCGTCGGCCTTCGCACCAGCGCCGCCGATATCCACAAAGATTTTGAGCGGCAGCAACGGGTCCTGCGGGATGATGCCGCGCCCTATGCGCCCCTGCGCCTTGGCCTCTGCAATCTGCTTGGCGAAATAGGCGCCCTCAAACGCGCGCGCATAGCCGCCTTCCCAGATGTGATCGTAGCGCTCGGGATACTTGGACAGGTCGAGCAGGCGCTCTTGCTCGAGCACGTCGTTAAACCACGGATTATCGCGCCAATTGGCTTGGACAACGACCGCTCCGGGAGGAGGATCGGAGCGCAAGAACTCGTCAATGGCATCGACCTTGCGGCGCGGGTTCCAAGCGGCCCAAATCTCGGAATCGTCGGCGCGGATGGTCGGGCGCAGTAGCGAAAGCGAGCGCGAACTCAGCGTCTGAGCTTCTTCGATAAACGCTCTTTTGAAGCCTTCAAGGGACTTGATGCTTTCCGACGTGTGATCCTGCATACCCTGAAAGATGATGATGCCATCGCCAGGCGTTTCGATCTTGTCATTGAACACCCGAAATTCGCGACCGACGCCGAGCTCCTCGATCTTCTTCTCGATCAGGCGCTTGGAGGACTGAGCGAGCGTCTTTTGCACCTCGCGGATGCAGACTGCGAGCATGCCCTTTTGGTAAAGGCATTCCTCGACAATCATCTCGCAGAAGAAGTGGGACTTTCCCGATCCGCGGCCGCCATAGGCGCCCTTGTAGCGCGCCGGCTGGAGGAGCGGACGAAAGACCGGGGCGGTGGGGATCTTGAGCGTGGTCAATGCGAGTGCCCAACATGCCAACCGCCGCAGAAGGCGCAGGGATAGGGCTCGATGTTGTCCTCGCCCTGGCCGCACCTCAGCCTATCAGCCTTGGCCTGGGCCGCCTCGCGCGTGTAATGGCGCACCTTGGACAGGCACGACCGATCCATGAATAGCCGACGGTTGAGCGCCGCGCCTTCCAGCTTCTGCATGTCAGTCTCCTGCCAGAAACGCCGAGCGCCGCGCCTTCACCTCGTCCATCGGGACGATATCGCCTGCCATCATGGCCTTGAGCCGCGCCTTGTCGCCGCGGGACAGAGACCAGCCGCCATAGCCCCATTCGGTCTGCACCTTGATCCCGACCTTATCGAGCGAGCGCTTGACCTTGACCATCTGCACGTCGATCAGCTTGGGCTCGGGGTGGTCGCATTCCGGCCGGTTACCGAATAGGATAGTCAGGAGCGCATCGCGCGTAGCTACAGCTCGGCGAAGCATGAAGCCGACGATCTCGCATTGTTGCGGCGTTGCATCCAAGACCGTCAGGAGCCGCGACACGTCGTCATTCCCGACGCCAAGCATGGCCTCGAGCTCAAGCACGCGATTACGCAACTGCTCCTGTTCGGTCTCGGTCATTGCTACCCCTAAGCCGCGCGTTCCATGTCCTCGCAAAAGATGAAATGCCGATAGGCGCTGACCCATGCCGTGAAGCGGATATCGGACATGCGCCCCCGAACGAAAACAGCGTAGAATTCCGCATCTAGTGTCGTTGCTGATGTCGAGATCCGGATCAGCGCGACGCCGTGAAGCGGTTTAGCCATTGCTGGCCTCGGCCGGCTTTGGCTCAACGATGACACGCTCGATTCTGGTGATGATGTTGAGGGCCGGCGCATCGTCGTCGCCTGAAATCGGCTGCGTTGGCTTTCCCCAACCCCGATCGAGCAGCGAATTGGCGGCCGCGACACGGGCAGCAGCCGGCGCTTCGGACTGGTTCATGATCCCCACAAGCGTGTTCAGCGCTGTCTCAGTATGGGACCGCGCCAAAGATTTGATTTCTGTTGGAGTTTTCGCCATTTGGGTAGTTCAAGTCCCGTTCACTTCTTGGGCTTCTTCGCGGGCTTGCGCTTGGGCTTGTTGACGGCCTTCAGTAGCGCTTGCAGGCCGATCAGGACGGCCATTCCCTTCGGGGTGACGACGGGCACTTTGCCGCGATATCGGATCATAGTATCTGCTCCTTCAGGCTTCAGGGGGCATGTTTGAGATTTGGCCGAGCTCGGCGAGCACGGAAGCGGCCTCGTCCTCGATCGTCTTGGCCATGGATGCGGCGACCTGGGCCGTTGCGGTCTTGGCCTCGGTCAGCTTGCCGACGGCCTCAGAGACCTTGGCAAGGCCGTCAGCGCGGGCCTGAGCGATGCCCTGTCGAGCCTCGTCCATCATGGCGCGGATGCTAGCGGCGAAGCTGCCTGGCGCTGGGGTGGTCATGGAAGCGGCCTCCGGTTTATCTGGGATCAGCGCCACGGAGGGAAGCCGGGACGCATTGCGGATTGCGGTTTCGATCTCCTGGTCGGTCGCCATCGGATCGACCGCGACCAGCATTCCACTGCCCCACGAAAAGCACTGACGACCGCCGAGCAGCTGCATCGTGAGCCCGTCGATGCCGGGAATGTCGCTCATGCGGTTGCGGAGTTCGGCGATGCTCATGGGCGCGAAATTGGAACTGATTTGTTAATCTTCAAAAGCCGAAACATGGCGTTCATCGGGTTTCTGTGGATTGCTCTTGCGCGCGTGGTAGTCGCGTAGCCATTGCCGCGATTTTTCGAGGCGAAGCTGCGCGTCCGTGCGAGCCGGCTGGCGAACTCCGGTGTCGGGGCCCGGCGAAGGCAGAGGCGGCAGGTCTGAAGCCTTCAACACGGCACTTTCCACCGGGCCAAGCTGACCCAGCGTTGTCGGCGGGATATCTCGAACCGAACCGTCTGAGGGATCGCGGATCATTGGTGCCGCTTGCTGATGTTTGCCACAGCCTCAGAGCTGAGTGAGTGGCGAGATGGCGCAACACGTTCACCCGGAGAGCCAACCCCTGTATCCTCAGAGACAGTAGAAGTTATCTTTCTAGGTGATTGTGTCATGCTTGAGCAAACCCCAAGCAAATTTGGAGCATTTGCTTTCGCTATGAAGCTGTTCATTTGCGTCCTAGCACCCCCCTTTTGCCCAGCAATTGCCCTAGCATTTGCTACCTTTGAGCGTTTCTCTAGTTCAGCGTCGAGACGCTTGTGGTGCCATCCCATGTAAAAGAAAGCTTGGATCGTCTCCCGCTCATTCAACCAAATGCGCAGCGGTAGCTTAGCAATTGCTGCTAACTGCTTGTCGTCATCTGGCAGCTCGCGCTTGCGCCAATAGTGCATAAGCAGGAGCAAATAGGCCCCGTGCTGCGTGGTGGTCAAATGCCCGGTATCGGCGAGGTAGTCGCCGACGTACAGAGGCATCCAAAGGTCAGTTTTCTTGCTCACAGCATCCCCAGCGCTTGGAGATAGCTTTCAAGGATACTCTCTTGCTCCTGGCGCTCATTCGGATCGAGCTTGCGCAGGCGCACGACTGTGCGAAGGGCCTTCACATCATATCCATTACCCTTCGATTCCGCGTAGATGTCGCGGATATCATCGGAAATGCCCTTCTTTTCCTCTTCCAAGCGCTCAATGCGCTCGATAATGCTCTTAAGCTGAGCGTTGCTGTTGTGGCCCGGCTGATCCATCTGCGCTCTCTGGGTTTGTGGTTTCGGAAACGCGATGGGGATACACAGGCGGATTTTCGCTCAACCACTCGATAATGGAGTGATTGGGCTTGTCGAAGTCGGGCATGACGTAAGCCCATCCAGATGCCCACCACATCGAGGCGCCGTCGGTTGGGATAGATTTGCGAATGCGCTTCATGCGGCGCGCTCACGCTTCAGGCGACGAAGGTTCACGTCCTTGAGCATGGCTTCCAGCTCGCCGCGGCGAACGCTACGAGGCTTCTCAGCGTCAATGAGGGCCTTGAGGTGCGCGGCCTGGTGCTGGAGTGGCAAGCGCTTCATGCGGCCGACGATGACATGGAGTGGCGTCATTGAAGCTTCTCCTGCAAATCTGAGACGGCTTTTGCAAGATCCTCATCAGTCTTGAGAAGACGTGCGATCTTCGCTACCCCGTGGTGGACCGAACTATGGTCACGACCACCAAACCTCCGCCCAATTTGCGGCAATGTCGCAAGCGTGAGATGCTTACAAAGATAGTATGCAACCTGACGCGGCATCGCGATGTAAGCTGATCGACGGCCAGACAGCATTTCGGCCAGTGTGACACCGTAATGCTTGCAGACTGCTTTCTGGATGTCTCGGATCGTAGGCTGACCGTGACCCGGAGGGACTAACACAAACCAGTGCGAATCCGTATCCTTGACCTCAGTGTCAGGAGCAACGACCTCAACCGCCGGCACACTGACTAACGGCGCTTCGACGGCCGCAATGGGGATTGCTGCCAGCTTCAGTTGCGTGCGCCGATTGGCGAGTTCATCCGCCTTGGCAGCTATAGAGGCGCGAAATTGTTGATGCCTCTCGATTGCCGCGCGTTGTGTCGGTGTTACAGTGCCGTGCATTAGTTCCCCCCTTTGATCTCAGGTTCGATCCAAACCGCCAATGATGCGAGCGAGGCGCTCAAGGCGATCAATTTCCGTGCGATAAAAATCCGAATCCGTCTCACGCATTCCTCCGGCGATGTCCTGGAATTGAGAGGCGAGCGAAGCCGCCTCTTTTCTCGCCTCTATCAACTCTGCTTCCCGCCTTATGTCCCTGGCAGCCCAGTGTTCCGGGTCTTCGATTTCTCCGTACCAAAGTGCTTTGACCGTCCGGAAGCTGACCGTCTTGACCTTACGCGGCACGCGAGCCAACCAGCTTTCCCGCGTGTCGCCCCAATCCTTCGGGCCTGCAACGATGGCGATAGCTCTACGCATACGATCTACTCCGGACGACTTTTCCGACATTTGGAACCCTCATGGTGCTTATTGCCCACGCCATGAGAAACACGAACGATAACGAAGACCCATTTCAGCCCTTAGCGATTGCCGTCGCGAGGCTGACGAAAGACCTAGAAGAACAGCGCTCGGAGAATGAGCGCAAAACCAAACCAGGCGAAGAGATTGACAAGCAGCGCGAGCGCGAGCGCTTCGTTGAAACGAGATTGAGAGAGATCGATCGGTTCGAGCGGCGCGTCAGCGGCCAGGATCGACCTCGAAGGAAACGGAATTAGATTGGCGCGAGTATCGCGTGCGCCATACGAGGCTGGTAGCGATTGATTCCCCGTCGTCGCTGCCGGCCTCGTCATGCCGCACTCTCCGTCGAGGCGCGATCATTGGCCTGCATGAACGCCTTGACCTTATCCATCGTTGAAAGGCTCGGCGTGCGCCCCTTGTGGAGGTCGCTGACGAACTTCGGATCATTGAGGGAATTCGTACCGAAGGCGGTTGCACTCATTCCGGTGCGAGCCCGGAAGGCGTCAATCTCTGCCATTAGCGAACGGATAGTAGGATGAATGACCATGCAATGGGAAATACAGGAAGTTTCCCATCCTGTCAACAGGGCAGTTCCTAGTTCATTTCCGTAGGGGTAATCTCCTATACGGAGATTATGGATTTGGTGCGGAAACTGATTCTGGAGCGCTTGCAGGAACTCGGTCTAAATATGGCCGAGGTCTCCGGTCGTCTTGGGCGGAACGAGACTTACCTTCAACAGTTCTTAAAGAGAGGATCGCCCCGCGAGTTGCATGAGCGGGATCGCGTTTTATTGGCCGAAATCCTGAACGTTTCTGAAGACCAGCTTCGCGGTCCGTCGTCAACTTTGCCTAAAAGGGAATACGTTAAAGTAAACCAGAGTGCTCGCGAAAGTTTAGTTGCCGAGTCTTCCCGTCGTCATAATCTGCCTGACCAACAAGCAGCTCCGGAGCTAACCGGCGCGAATTTGGTGGGGGATCGTGACTTGCCGGTCTTCGGAACGGCACAAGGTGGTAGCGGGGCCCTGATTGTGACAAATGAACCAGTCGACTGGGTTGTACGGCCAGACCCCCTACTTAGGGTTAAGGACGGGTACGGAATGATTGTAACTGGGGACTCCATGGAGCCCGCGTTCAGGCCGGGCTCGATCGCGCTCGTTAACCCCCACCTGCCCCCAGGATTTGGCGATTTCTGCCTATTCCGCAGCCATGCGGATGATGGGACCGCCCATGCTGCGATCAAGGAATATCGGGGCGAGACTGACGTTGTTTGGAAGGTCCGGCAATACAATCCGCCAAAAGACTTCACCCTCAAGAAGGCCGAATGGCAAATTCGACACCGCGTCGTCGGAACGTATTTCACCTAGTCAAACAAGGTTTTAGCCGCCGCTGACGGCCTCGGTTAACCACCGAGGCCAAATTTTTTTCGCCTTCTTGTATTTTTCCCGTTTACAAAACAGGAAATTTCCTACAGTATGTTTCCCATCAAGACGGGGAACGACATGGAACAGCTTCGCGAGCACTACTTCCCAGCCAACGACGAAACGGTCTTCACCGGCCTCTGCCCGAACGGTCAGTTCGGCGCCTATCTCGAGCGCGAAGATGGCCGCGTCCGTGGCTACGGCCACACCCGAATGGCTGCAATTGCCGATCTCGTTGAAGCGCTCGACCTCGAGGAGGCGGCGTGATGACCACGAACATTGGCATCCATAGCGCTTTCCGCCTTCGCGCATTCAGTAACCGTGTTTCCGGCTCGCTGACAATCGAGATCGATAGCGATGACAGGCGGTGCCCCGACAGCATCGTCATGTTCACGCAAGACCAAGTTCTATCGGATCGATTGGTCGAGGCCATCAACAAGATTGTCGAGGCGCGGCATGTCGAGCGCGCTGAGCAGGACGCGGTAATCGAAGCCGCGATTGAAGGTGCAGCATGACCATCCGCTGGCGCGCAACCGTCTACTACCGCACCGCGCACGGCATCGTTGATGTCGTCCACGAGGTCTCCGAGATCAGCGACGTGCACGATTTGGTCGAGCGCGGTCCACATTGGGACGCCGTAGTCAAGATTGAGATCATCCGCATCAACCACGTCACTGGTGCCAACCTCACCGTTGAGCAAGCGGAGAAACTTTAATGCCCGAGAACCGCATCGATCTCTTCTGCGCCTGCCTTATCGCAGGGCTCGGCGCCTTCGCAATCGCAACTTTGGTGCTGTGATGACTGCGCAGCAGGTAGCCGACCAGCTTCTCGCTCAATGGCAACTGCTCTGGCCGCTCCCGGCCGCCGAACGCATCAAGCGGATTGATGAAATCCGCGCTGATCTCGAATTCGAAGAGGCGCTTAGCCTCGTGACCAAGGAAATGGAGAGCGCGTAATGTCCCTTCCCGCTGAGAACGTCCGCCAGATCGAGGCCCCTAGGTCTCAACTCCCCGTCCAGACCGAGACCGGCGCCGTTATCTCCATGTTTGAGCGTATGGCTCGCGATGCTTCCGTCCCGATGGACCGGATCGAGCGCGTCATGGACATGCTTCGCGAGATGCGCCGTGAGCAGGCCGAGGAGGACTTCAACGAGGCTATGGCGAGCACGCAGCGCGATCTTACGCCGGTTGCTCGCGACTCGTTCAACCCGCAAACGCGATCAAAGTATGCTTCGTACCACGCCATCGATAAGGCCATCCGCCCCGTCTACACCAAGTACGGGCTAGGCGTCTCCTTCGATGAGGAGCAGAACGCACCTGAAGGTTTTATTCGCGTCCTCGCCTTCGTTTCCAAGGGTCGGCACACCAAGACATTCCACTATGACAGCCCGATCGTAACTCAGGGCTTGGCCGGCAAGACCATGATGACGTTGACGCACGCGAGAGCGTCTGCCGTCACTTATGCCAAGCGGTACTTGGTCGGCATGATCTTCAACCTTTCGACCGGAGAAGATGACGACGGTAACACGGCCGAAAACCCGCAAGATACCATTGACGGCGAGCAGATCGGCACACTAACCGAACTGATTGATAGCGTTGGCGCCGATAAGACTCGCTTCCTCAAGTTCTTCAAGGTCGAGCAATTAGGCGACCTGCCGGCGAAACGCTTCCAGGAAGCCGTGAACATGCTCAACGCGAAGTCGAGGGGCTGACATGGCACCGCGCATCATAACCTGCGAACAGGGCAGTCCTGAATGGTTCGCCGCCCGCCTCGGGCTCCCGACCGCCAGCGAGTTCTCAACCGTCATGGCAAAGGGAAAGGATGGTGGCAAGTCCGTAACGCGCCGCACCTATATGCTGAAGCTGGCGGGCGAGATCCTGACTGGCGAGCCGATGGAAAGCTATTCCAACGGCCACATGGATCGCGGCAAGGAGCAGGAGCCAGAGGCCCGCGAAGCCTATGAGCTGATGAAGGACGTTGATTGCCAACAGGTCGGTTTCATCGTCAACGGCGACAAAGGATGTTCGCCGGATTCCCTGATCGGTTCCGATGGCGCATTGGAAATCAAGACCGCCCTTCCGCACATCCAGGTCGAACGGCTGCTCAAAGGCGAGCTTCCGGCCGAGCATCGCGCCCAGGTCCAGGGCGTCATGTGGGTAGCTGAGCGTCAGTGGCTGGACTTCGTGTCCTACTGCCCTCGCCTCCCGCTCCTGATTGTCCGCGTCCCGCGCGATGACGGTTATATTGCCACACTTGCCGGCGCCGTGAAGGAATTTAACGCCGAACTTGCGAGCGTAGTTGATGCCATCCGCACGTCCGGCGGCTTGACTGATCAGCTCAAGAGGAGCGCAGCATGAGCCGCGCCCTCCTGACACTCGACAGCACTGCCAAGCGCGAACAGGCGATCGACTGGATTCGCAAAGCTAAGACTGGCTCCCGCGTCGAGTTCAAGGGGCCTGCTCGTAGCCTCGACCAAAATTCGCGCTTCTGGGCGATGCTGACGGATTGCGCTGTGCAGGGCCGCATCAATGACCGCCGGTTCAACACCGAGCAATGGAAGACCATGTTCATGGCCGCGTATGCGGAAGAGCGCGGCATCGAGATCAAGTATCTCCCTGCGCTCAACCGCGCCGGCATGATCCCTTGTGGCCGGTCGTCATCCGATTTGTCCGTGCACGAAATGTCCGAGCTGATGGAGTGGATTGCGGTCTGGGGCGCTGAGAACGGCATCAAGTTCCACGACCAAGAGGAGCTTGAGGAAGCATGAGGCGCGAGTTCTCAAAGCAAGTAAAGCGCGACGCATTCATGCGCGCCGCCGGCTGCTGCGAGAACTCGCAGTGTGGCGCTCGGCTTAGCATCGGCAAGTTTCACTATGACCACGATATTGCGGATGGCCTGGGTGGCGAACCAACATTGGAGAACTGCAAGGTTCTCTGTACGCCCTGCCATAACGAGAAAACCGCAAACCGAGATGTCCCGGCTATCGCTCGAACAAAGCGATTGCAGGACCGCCAGCGGGGCATCCGTCAGCCCCGGAAAATCACCCGCTGGCGAAAATTCAACGGCGAGATCGTCAATGCAGGTCGCGAGCGATGAACCCTCAAACCGCACTCGTCATGTTTGCAATGGCTAGCTTCGCGGTAATGCCGGTTTTGATTGCAAAGCAAATCGTAGAGCTAAGGAGCAAGAAGATGTGGTGGTTGATCCTGGGTTTGATCGTGGTTGCGTTGCTCGTGTGGTGGGTCAGCAATCTCACCATCACGTAACCACTCTCGCTACGTCAATGGGGATGACTATGGCTAGAAAGAAGTCTCTTCCTTGGGCACAAGAAGTGGATTGGGCGACGCAGATCTGCGGCCAGCTTGGCTGCCTGGTCGAGCGATCGGCGGCGGATTACGAGATCGCCAAGGTGAAGGGCGACGGCGTTTCCCTGGTGATCTACCCGCACAAGACGACGGCGGGCCATTATCACGTCCGCGTGCGCGACAACGGCAGCAAGAACCCGGAGCAGGCTGCACGCGTCATGGCCGCGCTCAATGGCGGCCATGGGCTCCCCGAAAAGGAATCCGCGCTCGTGCGGTTTAGCTGCACGTTCAGCTTCAAGAAGCTGCCCACTTCCGCGCTCTCATCGCCCAACTAGGTATCCCATGAAGATACTCGATCTTTCCGCCGGCAACCGTGCCATCTGGTTCGACAAGGACCACCCTTGCGCGACCTATCTCGACATCCGCCCGGAGGTCGAGCCCGACTTCGTGGCAGATTCCCGCGCACTGCCGGCGGAAATTGGCGAAGGCTATTCGCTGATCGTCTTCGATCCTCCGCACAAGAACAATGCCGCGACCGGAAACATGGTCCGTAACTACGGGCATTGGACGCATGACGAGATCAGGAGCACCGTCGCCGAGACGGCCAAGGAAGCCCACCGCGTAGCGGCGGACAACGCCCTGATGGCCTTCAAGTGGCACGACGGCCATATCCGCCTGCCGAGCATCCTGAAGCTGCTGGCGCCGTTCTGGGAGCCGCTGTTCGGCCACGGCGTCACGCACCAGCAAAAGGGCACGTCCTGGGTGATGCTCCGCCGCGTCGATTGCTTCAACCCGCCGCCGTCCGATCGGGATGACGGTCTTTCCCTCTCCTCTCCTCACGGAGCCACCCCATGAGCTTTATTCCATGCATCAAGTGCCAAGGCGAAGGATCTCTCTACTCGTCGCGCCATGGCGGCAATGATCCCGATGTCTACCGCACGGGAATGTGCGACGCCTGTGATGGGAGCGGGAACCACACCTGCGATAATCGCGGCTGCACTGAGATCGCCCAAGGCTTCAACGACGACGGCGAGGCGCTTTGCGAAGATTGCCTGTTTGAATGGATGACAAAATATGCCGCAGATTGATGAAGCGATTGAGGCTCTGCTCGCCTACCAGCAGGCAGACATGGAAGGCGTCATGGTGCTGACCTCTCGACAGGCTATCCATGAGGTAGCCGACGAGATCAAGAAACTGCGCGATTTTGCGCGATGGGTCGATAGCTGGGTGTCCAATCCGGTCGGAAGCTACTCCGTCAATGCGCTGGACGGCCTCTTTGGCATGACGCGCGACAAACTCGGCGCTCTTTCACTTCCTCTCCACAAACAGGCATCCCCATGATTCTCTTGACCCGTGAGAGCATCGAGAAATTGCGAACACCGGCGGGCGGTTTCAATCAGGCAACGGCTGATGCTCTGGCGATTTGCTGGCCGCTCCAGCCCGGATGGATTGAGCGCCTGATCGGCACAGAAATTTCAAATAAGCGCTGGCGCGATGCCCAGCGCGCGGCGGCTCAGGGCGCTATCTATCGCCGTCGCGGCAATACGAGGAAAGCATGACCTGCCCCAACCGCTTCTCTAGGATCTGCATCTGGTGCGCCTTCGTGGTCGCCGTGATCGGCTATCCCGCCTTTCTTATCGGAGCGTTCTCATGACCGAACCCGTTCAATCGTGCTCCGCTGGGAGCAACGAACCCCAGACACCAACTAAAGAGGACTTCGCCAAATGGTCGCGCGTTTGGAATAATACGTGCAACACGATCTTGGAGATGCTGGATTTGCCGGGCCACGGCTCGCCAGATGAAATGATTGCCCAAGTTTCGCATCACTTGGATCGGGATCACGCTGCGTTAGGAGCCCTGAAGGAGCTGAGAGAAGCTTTTGTGATGGCGTGGGGGTTCGAGCCGGGAGCGGAGAACACGCTTTATCGACCAGTGCTTGATCGCGTGGACGCCGCACTTAAACGGAAGCCTTCCGGCAGAGATGCCGATGCAGCACCCATGCGCGATCCTGCCCAAGGATGGCGTAGGCCACTCGCAACCATCAGCGAGGAGGAAATCGAGCGCGTTGCCCAAGCGATTGAGCGGTCAATGTTTGCGCCGCACGAACTGCCGCTGAGCGCCGATCTGCATCTCAAGTATCGCGCAACGGCTGTTGCGGCCATCAACGCCGCCCAGCCGCCGGCCGCTCCGGTCGAGACGGGTCTGACACTTGGCGAAATGGCCCATTACCATAACGGGGAAGACCCGGCGGATTCTTTTGATCCGTCAGAATGGGAACAGGTGCTTGAACGCCGTGAAGATGCACTTCACGGCTCCTCTGCCGGAAGCGCCATAGCGGCACTGGCCAAACGGTTTTGGAGTATCCATCCGAAGGAAATTCAAGACATGGGGATTACGCGCGAGCAGTTCTATGAACGGGAAATGCTCGCCCTGTTCGCTACTCAACCGCAGACATCTGCCAGAGGCGTTTGTTGCTACTGCGACGCGCCGCTGTGCTGCGCGGCATGTGGTCGCGAGCAGCCCGATGACAGCGCTGATCTACCGCAGGAAGCTCTGAGGTCTGTCGCAATCAAGGCGATCGAAGCGTATCGACGCGCGCAAAGCGAAGGCGAAGTTGTCATCGCGATGGAGAATCTGGAGCGCGCTCTTTCGCATGAGCCCGGATGCTCGGTGACGCGCCCGATGCGCGCTACCCCTTCCGCTCCCGACGCTTCAGCTCCCGCTCAACGGCCTCGCGAATGAAATCCGTCCGGTCCTCATCCTCACCCCTGACGGCATCCATGCGTTCGAAGGTGCCAGCCTCGAAGCGGGCCACCATGTCCTCGCTCCATCTTTTTTTGCGTCCCATCGATTATTTCTCATATGAGGTATTGACGACGGCCAGAATATCTCATATGATTTATTCACGGTCAAGGGAGATGGTCATGGCAAAGGTTCTCTACTTCAACGGCGAAACAGAACTCAAGTCGCCCCAGGCGATGGACAACAAAGAGTTCGCCGTCCGCTTCCCCGGCGTGAAGGGCCGCAAGTACGACGGTTACTCCAAGTGGGTCGGTCGTCCAGTCCACCTGACCGAGAAGTTCATTCCCGGTCAAGGCTGGGACCGCAGCGACCTTCTTCCTGTCGAGCGGGTCATCACCTACAAGTCAAATCCCTCCAAGCATGAGTGCGATGCGCGCTGCATGAACGCCAACGGGCGCACGATGAATTGCGAGTGCTCCTGCGGCGGCAAGAACCATGGCCGCGCAAACTTCATCTGCAACGAGGTGGCGGCATGAGAAAGGACCGCACCCTTCATTGCTGCTTGTGTGGGGAGCCACGGCGCCCCACACAGAAGCCCGTGGACAGCTTCGGCAACGAAGTCCGGATTGTCCACATAGCTGATCACCGTCCGCTCCAGGAAGGCCGCTGGGAAGTCAGTCCTCAACTGCTCGTCAGCGTAAGCATGTGGCGCAATGGCGGCACGGACTCCGGCAGCACCCACATTTGCGATGGCTGCATAGTCGTCGGACTGCGCCACGCGAAAGAGTTCGTGGATACTTCGCTTGCGCAGCTCGGGGCTACGGCGGTGACTTCGCACCACTCAGCACCTCAGGGGGAATAGATGTCCGACACCGTAAAAGTCAGGATCACGGCACGCCAAGAAGTGTCCTACGATCAGATCAGGACTATCAGCCGAGAGACATTCGAACGCTACCAAAGGCTGGTGGAGAACGAGGCGGGCGATGACGAGTTCAACGCCCTTGCAGAACTGATTATCGATCCTTCCGATGTGGTCGATTCTGAGGAGTACGAGGACGTAGAGATGCGCCTCTACCACTCTCCCCAGGACAGCATCACAGGGGGCGGCAATGGCTAACCAAGATGTAATCGACCCGATGAACGAAAGCAGCCGCTTGAAATTCGAGCGTGACGTTGCTGTAGCTGCTCTGCGCGAGATTAAACGCGCAACTGTCGAGGGTCGCGTTTGTGACGACGTCGCCTGGTTTGATGAGATCGAGACCCTGCACGACTTCTGCGACCGCATCCTCGATCGTGTCAAATCACCGGGAGGCCCAGATGCCTGAGCGAATCCAGCGGCAGCGCATTAAGGGGTGGCGCAAGCCGCAAGATGCGGTTTACGTCGGCCGAGGATCGATCTTCGGCAATCCAGTGGTCTGCACGCCGCACGGATGTGAGCTTAAGCCATGCGGCTGTGACGGGTGCGAGCCCTACCGTTGCTGCGTCAAGGTGTTCCGCGAATACATCATGAGCGGGATCGAGGGGCGCCATTCCCATACCGGGTCTCTGATCATCGCACTCGACGCCCAGAAAGGATATCCGCGCCGCAACCGGCTAATAGCGCGGCTACCTGAGCTTCGCGGCAAGGATCTGATGTGTTGGTGCCCACTAGACAAGCCGTGCCATGCCGACGTGTTGCTCGAACTTGCGAACGGGATGCCAGTTGCTGTGGGATCACCAGCCACCCCGGAGGTAAAGCCGTGAGCGAACAGAAACGACACGCAATGGCTGCCATGATCTATGAAGCGGTTCGCTTCTCCTTATGGGCCGCTGGGCAAGGCATTTGTCCAGCGCCTGGTGAAGACGCCGTAGCTCCAGAAGACTTCCTTTTCGAATATTCGAAGGCGGTTGACGTTGACGACTGGGATGGCCTGCATCTGGTCGCTCGCGATGCTGTCTTGTCCGCCCTCCCTCCGGCAGACCGTTCCGACGCTGAAAAGACAGGGGCAAGTCAGTCATAAAATGACACGCGATCCTGACCTCAATTTCTCGGATTTGATCACGCTTGATGACGCGTGCACTCATTTCCTTGGGGGCAAGGTCACGGTTGCGACTTTGCGAGCGCTTCACAAAGCAGATAAATTAGAGATTTACCGAATTGGCCGGCGGGACTTTACCACGGTCAGCGACCTGAAGGCGATGCAACAAAAATGCCGCGTAGAAGCTCCGGCCCCAAGCTCTGGTTCGACAAGGCGCGCGAGAGATGGACGATCAGTGACGGAAAAAGCAAGCGCCGCACAAACTGCCGTCGCAATGAAATTGAAGCTGCGAAAGCAGAGCTTGCGAAATACATAGCGGAACACCATGAGACGGACAAAACGTCGAAGGTAATCGCGGATATTCTGATGGCCTATATTGACGAGGTGATCACGGGAAAGGTCAGCGAAGAGGATTCGCTGATGATGATCAACCGCGTCAACGCATGGTGGGGCGCCAAGCTCATCGCCGACATCACTCTGGCCAACTGCAAGGCATACGCCAAGCACCGGGGCGACAAGCCGATTGTGCGCTCCGAGCTAGGCTACCTCCGGGCGGCCCTGAAGCACTGGCACAAGAACCACGCTCCTATCTTGATCCCTACCATCATCATGCCGGATCGGCCGGCTGCGCGCGAGCGCTGGTTGACCAGATCCGAGGCGGCTCGGTTCCTTTGGGCGGCCCGGCGCACCCCTCACCTCGCCCGCTTCTTTATTATCGGCTGGTATACCGGCAGCCGTCGCACGGTGATCCTCCGGTCGAAGTGGTCCCTAATCAAGCTGGACGACCGGATCATGTACCGGAAGCTGCCAGGCGCCGTGCAGACCAAGAAGCGCGCCCCGCCGCTGCGGATCGGCAACCGGCTCCTCGGGCATCTGAAGCGCTGGAAGAAGCGGGACGGCAAACACGACTTGCTGATCCGCTTCGCCGGCCGGAACCAGGGCGAGGCCATCAAGCAGATCGACCGGACATGGCACAGCGCCCGCATCAAGGCTGGGCTGAGCGATGACGTGACGCCGCACGTCCTACGGCACTCCCGCGCCACGCACCTGATGCGGCAGGGTATCGACCCATGGGAGGCGGCTCAGTTTCTCGGCATGTCCTTGAAGATGTTGGAGACGGTTTACGGCCACCACAGACCGAGTTGGCAGCTCAGCGCGGCCGACGCGAAATAGATGGATAAGAGTACCAAAAGAGTACCAAAGCGACAAAAACTAGCGTAAAATAGCTGGAATTCGCGATAAGCAGCAGTATCTGCTACTCTCGTGAATGCATCTAAACCATTGGTAAAATTGAGGTTCATCATGCCAAAGTCTGCGAACGTCTCAAGAACATTGCCCCATGAGAGTACCGAAGGAGTACCAGCCGCCGAGCTGGCGGCACGACGCCTCACGGCCAAGGTTCCGACGCTCCCGAAAGACCTCCCCCCATTCGCTTATACGGCGATCGAGCAACTCTACAACAAGGTCGATTATGTCCGCCCGGAGTGGGCCAAGGATCGCCGGCAGACGCTGGACTACCAGATCGAGAAGACGCTGGCTCGGCTTGCTGGTGGGATGTGAGGAGCGAGGAAGCCAATGTGGAAGATCTGGCACAAGATTTTCGGCGCCCACTACGTCGCGGTTGAGTTCGGCTACAGCCACCACATCCGCCGGGTCCAGTTCACCGGATCAAACCGGCCCTTCGTGAACCTCTACGGCGAGTTCGTCTACCTCGATGATCGAACCGAAAAGTGGGAGGGGATGACATTCAACAAGACCGAATGGCTGAAAAGCCGCGAGAAGCCGCAACTGCGAGTGGTGCGGTAATGCGACGAGGAGAGTGAGGAAGCCCTATGAGCACGGACCCGACAATCTATGACGTGCCGACCCCGGCTGAAGTCGAAGAGATGGAACGCATGGCGCCCATCGCAGAACCATGCCCGTATTGTGACGCAGAGATGCCGGTTAACGAGTCCGGATGCGAGGCGTGCGGCCGTGAGCATCCTGACAGGTTTAAGATCATTTGTACCTGCCGGGGGAACAACGACTGCGATGGGTCGTGCCAGTGCCCAGCCCCGGCACAATAGTCCATCCACGAGGAGAGTGAGACCCCATGCTGTTGACCCATTGCCGCGAGGCGCGATCCTGTAAACACACGGCCTGCATCTGCGATGAGGACCCAACCTTGTTGGACAATCCGACATTTGGCTCAGATGCCGAGCTTAGGCGCCTATCCGTTATTAGAACGCAGGGCAACCCGTACCCACTCGGGTCCGACTTATTCGAGGCGTTTGAATTGTGCCGTAAGCCAGCTTTCTAAGGCCCGTTATACTCAAATCGCGAGGATAGTATAACCAGCCGTGTATGTAACAATACGTGATTACGCAATACTTGCGTATGCGCAAATTATGCGTATTATGGTCTCCATCAACAACGGAGCACGCAAATGACCATCGAGCAACTCAACCAGACCTCCACCACCGCCGAAGCGGTCAAGCACACGGGTTCGGCGCTCTGGTTCATTCGCTCGAAGGTTGATGGGACCATTCTCAACAGCGCCATGTCGCTGGATTGGGCCAGGTCCTCGATGGCCGATCACATCGACTTTCAAAGGAGGCTCGGGGCATGAGGGAGTCATACACGGTCAGGGAGGGGGACCGGATTTGGCCCCTAATCCAACTGATACGAAACACCCATATTGACGACCTCTCCTCCGAGAGATTGTTGCAGCTCCAATATCTCGTTGACAGTTGGCGCTCCACGGACGCGGAGGGGCGGCCTCTAGATCGGCCTAAGCTGCCGTGGTCGGATGACCTAACGTGACCCCAAAGCAGTACAAGGCCATTATTGATCAGCTCGGATTGAGCCAAGAGCGAGCGGGAAAGTGGCTCGGCGTCTCTGCCAGAACCGGCCAGAATTATGCATCTAAAGGGCCACCTGAGCCCGTTGCAAAGCTTCTGCGATTAATGGTCAGGCTTGGGTTAAAGCCGGAGGATGTGAAATGAGTGGGAACATTGTTGAGCTTGGTAGGGCAAAGTACCCGCGTCGGTTCTACGGCGAATGCCAACGATGCCAGCGCACTGATTACCTCCCATGGGCCACTGAACACGGCGAGAGATATTGCGGTCAGTGTCATGAGAAGGACGCGCTGGAGTACGCGCGGCTGAGGGGAAACCCAAACGAGGAGCCCGTGACTAAAGAGAAGATAGAATGGCTGATCAACTACTGGAAGGTTCGCGCTGAGCGGAGCGAAGCATTAGCCGCAAAAGTTTCCGGCGAAGGTGAAGCGGCTGAAATATATCGAGATACAGAGGCCGCACTACGCCGGCTGCTTATGCGCGCGTGACGGGGTTACTCGGTGTGGCGGGGCCACCAAGGAGAGGCACAATGAGCGGCCAGTACGGCTACATCGACCAGGATGATGATGATGACGAGCTCTGCGACCATGAGGACTACGAGACCGATATGCTGGAGGGCCGCTGCCGCTGCTACCGCTGCGGCCATTCCTGGTACGCCTCGACGGAGGACATTGACCGCGAACTGCGGTTTCAGTCCGAGTACGCAGAAGCAATGGAGCGCGAGGACCGCCGGCAATGGTGGAGCGACCTCTGGTGGGCCGTCCGCCACCCCTTGGCGCAGATCCATTGGGAGTTGAGCAAGAGGGGCTGGTTCAGAAAGTCGGCCCCGACCGACGACGAAATCCCCTTCTAGGGGTCACACGCTGCGGCAAGGAGAATGACCATGAAGCGACTTGAAAATCCCTTGGACCACGCTCGCGGCACTGTCACCTATGACATCGGCAACGGCCGATATGCGACCTTCGATGCGCGCACGGTGGAAAGGGTCGGGCTCGCCCCGTTACTCGCTGCGTATGGCGTCGAGATGCCGACCGAGCGCGTTCCTGTGTTTCAGTACGGCCGCCGCATCGGAACGCTGCCGCCCGACTTCGATCCTGCCTTCGCTCACAGCATTTCGTTTATGTACGATGTGCGGCCTGGGGATTTCACCCGCACCGACGATGGCTGGGTGGTGGGTCGGACAATGGGAGCGAGCGACGTCGATTGCGTCGCAGGCTTCATTCGCGATGATCAGTAGGGACTACCGATGAGCCAGCTTTCCAAGGCGAAGCAGAAGTTCAGCCGGCTTGTAACCGAATGGGCCCGCGCCGATCGCGAATGTTCGGAGACCTATCTGGCGTGGCAGGACGCTTGCCGGCGGCGGGAGGCGGCTGCCATCAAGAAGAACAACGCATATGGCGAGTTGGAGATGGCTCGCGCACATTCGAATGGGGAACGCTGATGCGATGTATCCTTTGCTTAAGCTGCCATCCCGTTGAATATGACAACGGCGTAGCCTTTCACCGTATAGGGCCGCGCCGCATACTGTGCGCTCGCTGCTGACCGAACAACGAGGAAGCCATGACAGAGTGTGAATTTTGCCGCACCGAGCCGAACCAGGGAGAGAAGGTTTGCCTCTCCACATCCGACGCTCGCGAGTGCGGCTGGATGTGCAGATCGGATTGGGAGCGGTGGGAGGCGGCGCATAAGACCGACTGGCGCGTAGTCGAGACAGCGCCTCACGACACCTATGTGCTGCTCGGCTGGTGGGACGATGGAGAATGGAACTGCGCTACCGGGAAAGCGACGCACGGCTGGCGCCATGGCGGAATTAGCACCATGTCGCAGCATGGACAGGCGACGCACTGGCAGCCGCTGCCGGCCCCGCCTCCACGATCTTAAGCAGAGAGGGCCGCGCCATGCGCCAAGATTTCGATTACGTGACGATGGCCGACTACCGGGCCGACATGAAAGAGTCCTCCGATCGCGCCGTTTCTGTGATCGAGCATATGAAGAAGCGCGCCGAACGGGCCGAACTGATGTGCGCTCTGGCTGTTCTTGCTGCCGGCGGGAAGGTCGAGATACCCAGCGAATGGATGTATGATCCGAAGTTGCATATCGAGCACACGCGAAACGATGCTGATATGACCTATGTCATTAGGGTACGTCGCAGCTAAGCGATCATAGGAAGTCCCCGGTGGCCTGTGCACAGGCACCGGGCGCCGGTCGGACGGTGAAACGTTCAGATCCGACAGAGGTGGCGAGATTCAGCCAAGGCCGAAAGCAACCGCCGCAGCGGGTGGGAGCCCCGCACTTGGGCAAGGAGGGAAAGAGCCATGACTGAAGATGAAGCGGCCAAGATCCTGAACCACCTCGTGGACAAGATGATTGCCGAGATCGCCGGCCCTCCACCGAAGCCGAACCAGCTAAGGGCGATCCGCTACGTCCACGGGCGGTTCGAAAGCGTCGAGATCAACGACAATGGCCAGATTGTAGAACCGCCGCCCAGGTGCTGCTACGGCGGGGTCCTGCACGCCCCGAACTGCAAGTATTGGGGCGTGGTGACGTAGGGGGTCTTTCTTTGTCCCTGAGCCACTACCGATCCGGTCCCTTGAAGGGAGTGGACTAGAACCCGAAGTGATTGGACTCCGTGGTGGACCAAAGAGCCTCGCCCGCCGCGTTCGGATGAAGAAGATCACCGGCCAGATAGGACGATAGGCTTCCGCCAAGCGCCGTGAATGGCGCCTCTATGTCGATGAACCCCCATCGCTGCCCCGACCACGCCGCACGCAAGGCGGCAAACCGTGCCGCAGCCGAAGCGGCCCCAGCGTCTAGCCTAGCGTTCTCAGTGCAGACTATCGGCGTGAGGCCCGAATAGGTTCCCCTGACATCGGCAACATAAGAGACCATACGCGCGACATACTGATCCGCCGTATCGGTGCCGTCATTATTGTGCCCGAGCGCGATCATCCAGCAGTCCGGCCGCTCCGGCAACATCAGAGCGATGCGGGTGTCGTGGTAGCTGATAGCTGAACCAGCCACAGACCCGTTATAGACCTTAAGCGTCCGGGTGTTTGTGAGCGTCTTGACCGACACGCGGTCGAATACACCTGTGCTCGCCGGGCCTGCAAAATAGACTTGGCCGCCAAGCGCCGCCTTCTGAGTTGGTGTAAGGTATGCCCCGCAAGTGTAGCCGTTTATATTAACTCCGACCCAAAGTCCTTTGACAATGAGCCGAGCCGTATAGTCCGTTCCTGCGGTCGTCGCAATCGAGACCGATGCAAGGTTGACTGTACCTGCTCCCGTTTTCACAAACAGCGTTGCGCCGGTCAAATTCCACTGCACAAACACACCAAAGTCAGAGGCGTTGTACAGGGCTTCAATTCGATAGTTTCCGCTGGCTAGAGCCGTAAAGACTGCTTCTGCCACGAGATTGTCCGTCGCCACGGAAGCACTTGAAACCAAGTTGCCGGAAGCAGCCGCCAGCGCCTTGTTTCCACTAATTGTCCACGTATTCGCGGCCCAAGTATCACCGTGGCTTGTCGTCGTTCCGAGCGACCCGTCAGCGCGGTTAAACGTATCCTCAAACAGGGTTGAGCCCAACACCTCGCCGAACGACCCACTAAAGCCGTTGGTGTTGACCGCGTATGTCTGCGAGGGGTCAGAAAATGTTTGAACCTGACAGAGATAGGCTGGATACGCAGGCGCAAGCCTATTCGCGACGGTCAGGAAGGTGTGTTCAATATTCTCGTTGTCGGTCGAGTCAGACGAGATTGCTAACACCAAGTCAGATATGCCGGCCGCCAGCTTTGACGTGAAGGCGCGGGCTGGAGCAAACTGGCTACTCACTCCCCCAAGGAGAGCGACGTACCCCTTACGAATTTGCTTCCGGCTCATCGGATCAGCCCACTGCGGAAATGACCGACGTGATATCGACGTAAACGGCGGTCGCCGTCGTCACCGTGATCTGGTAGGTGCCAGGCGGGACGTTGAAGGTCTGATAGGCGTTCGCGGTGAAGGTAGACTGCAGCACCGAGACATAGGTCGAGCCGTCCGCGGCGAGACGCTTGAAATCGACGGACCCGCCACCCCAGGTGGCGATAACCGTCATGCCGTATGATCCGCCGTTGAGACTGAGCCCGCTCACCGTGGCCGAGATGTTCGACTTGATGATCTGCTCGTAATAGCCGTACTGGTTCGCGGTCATGGAAAGCCCCGGAGAGAGCGAAAGATGCTTCTCCGTGCTACCGCCGCGCGGTTAGTGATTTTCCCGGTCTAGACGCCGCCATTTTGAACGAAGCACCAGGTATAGCCGGAGGCGCTGAGGAAAATGATGCTGTGGCCGGTCGGATTGCCCTTATCGAACTTCAGCTTGTTCGGCGGGATCTCGTATTCCTCGCCGATCTCACGATGTGGACGACCGAGAGGACCATCAGGACGAGGATCAGTAATCCTGCAATACGCCTTATCGCCTTTGACGTGGATATCATCGCACCAATAGGCGTCAGCCTCTCCACAACACGATAGCGTCGGAACGTCAGGCTGCATCAGGGATCGATACCAGTCCCTCACGGCAGGATCGCCGCCCTCCCATTGGCCGAGATCGCGGGCGATGGAGAGCCGCACGTTGAACAGCAGAATTATCAAAACGATCATCGCGACCAGCGCGCCGGCCAGCCAAGGATTCTTGAGTTCCTCGAGGAAATTCCTCACTGCTTGCCCCGGATGAAGCCCTCGATCCGGTTGATCGATTGCTGCACGCCATCGACCTTCACCTCGACACGGGTCAGGCGGTCGGAGTTCGGCGCGATCAGATCAAGGCGCTCCTTGAGGACGGCAACCTTTTCTTGGGTCGTAGCGCCCCACCAAGCGAATCCGCACGTCTGCATGATGATCGCAGCGATCAGCGAGATCGGAACCTTCTTGTCCAAGTGCCAATTTCCGTCGTCTTCGATCATTTCCAACACCGTTTGTTGCGCCCTACTTGGTTGTGAACCCTGATTTGCTCGATGGTTTCCAGCGTGTCGCTATCGCCTGAATAGGTAATACGGGTCCAACCGGCGCAGCGCGCCGCCAGACTTGTCGGCCTGCTTCCCGCCGTCACGGTTGTCAGGGTCGCCTCGAAACAGCCCGCGGTCGGTAACGAGAGGCACGTCACGCTCAGCAGCAGCGCGAGCCTTTTCGCCAAGCTCGAGCTCGCGGGACAAGGCGGCGTCCCATTGGCGCTGTTTTTCGTCTGATCCGTTCTTGTAGCCATAAGAAATTGCTCCGGTGAGCGTGAATGCGACCACCGCGCCGGCAATCGCCCATTTGCGGAGGTCGGGAATGATGACCGCCACGATCGGCGGCTCGAGCACGGCCACCGCGACGCACGCCGCCCCTATCAGCATGTCGATGCCGGCCCAGCCGAACAGGAAATGCCAGGCGAGCCCGAGCCAGTTCACGACTTGAAGACCATTGACCAGAGACGGGCCCAGAATGACGGATGCGGGGCTGGCGCAGGCGGTAGAGGTGCCGCCGGCGGCGGTGGGCATGCGACTGCCGGCGGCGCCTTGGCCGGCTCAGGCGCGGCCGCAGGAGGCTTGGCGGACGGCTTATCGAGGCCGGACAGGCAAAGCTTGGCTTCGTCGTTGCGGCGGTTCTGCAAGCCGCGCTGGATGACGAGGGGCCCATTGGGGCCATGTGGATGGGATCCGATGCGCCAGCCGCGAATGGCCTCGCAGCCGCCCCGGACATCGCCATCGTTCCATTTACGGACGATCGGCGAGGAGCACAGAGCCGCGGGGCCCGCATTGTAGGCTACGGAGATCGCCGCCGCGCGCGCGCTGTCCGGAAGGTTGACGCGGATGCACTTGCCGATATCGGCGTCGTATTCCTCCGAAAGGCGCTTCGCGAGGCGATCGGACCAGAATTTCTCATCGTGGGTCTCGCCGAGCTTGACGCCTTCGGTCTCGCCGTATCCGCCGGTTGGCAGGCCATTGGCGAGCCGATCAGGGACAACAGTTGGGGCGAACCCTTCCCAATGTTTTACGGTCGTGCCGGCCATGGCAAGAGCTGACACGCTGGCAATCGTGATGGCTGTCTTGCGGACTGGGGCGGTCATACGGCCCCACCGCGCTCAGTCATCGTCGCGCGAGCGGCGTCATTCACGACCGATGGAGGAACTTCCGGCTCCCTCTGCTTGGCGAGGCGGGCGAGCGGGATGACGGCCACATTCACGAAAACGCTGATGACGACCAGGAACCACGGATTGAAGACATCCGTAAAAGCCCCGATGACCGCGGCGATGCCGTTGAACAGGCCGACCGCAAGCGAAATCCGGATGGTCCAGAGGCGGTGAAACTCCCGCCAAGCATTCTCGATCAGCCGCATAGGCCCGCCCCTCGGTGATGGGGCGACCATGCGGCGCGCCGGTTAGCGATTTTCTGCGGCTACCCGTCTACCATTGCTATTCCGTAGGTTGTGGGGTTAGACTCGCTCCCGGCTGGGAGGAGTCTATGAGATTGCTTTTGAATAGTTTGGCTCTTTTGACCGTGGGCGTCGTCGCAGGGTCAAATATCTATTGGCAGTGGGCCAATGCTTGGATTGCCTGCATCGTTGCCTTGAGCGCCGCCTTTACGATCTGTCTTACTGTCGAGAAGATCGCCGCAAGAATGGCTTACAGAGACCTCAAGAAGGAATACGGAGCTGACTGGCAGTAGTTAGATGATCCTCAGGAGCTTGTTGACCACGATGGTTGGCTGCACGATCGCATGAGCCGCGCCCGAGCCGGTGTTGCCGGTCTTGTCCAGGCCGTTAGAACTGTTCACGCGAACGCCGGTGGTGCTGGTGCTGGTCGTAGAGCTGACAGGGGCATTGCCGAACGCGCCGCCGGCGCCCGTGTTGCCGGTGTTGCCCGCTGCCGTGTAGATGTGATTGTGCCCAGGATCGGTAATGGGAGCGTCGTGATAGTGCGCTGGAAGCTCTGCTGTGATGAGAGTGTGGTATTCAACGCCGCCCGTTGCGCCGAGATTAGATGCATTCGCGCCGAAATAGCTCGATGTTAAGCGGCTCGCCGCCGACCCTCCCATGTTGTCCACGCCAGCAGTAACGCGCCCACGAAGGTCAGGAATGTTGAAAGTCGAAGTGCCATCGCCGCCGCCATATGTCGTTCCAAAAAGCCCAAACAACGCCGAGTACGTAGTGCGGCTAATGGCCTGCCCGTACATCAATGCAAATGAGCTGTTCGGCGCCGACGCGCCCCAGAAATCGAGGCTGGCTCCAATCGGGATATTGTATGGATTGCCATAGAAACCATGCAAATAAAAAATACCTGCGCTGGCATTGTAGAGCGCAATGTAAGGCGTGCCAGAGACTAGCGTTCCAGCAGGGACATCGACTCCTGGAGAGATTTGGATGGTCTTATTCCCGAGACCATCGACGTTTAATGCACATGCTCCAGTATTCGTGAAACTGGCTGTGAACGCGACAATCTGATTGTTCAGAGAACTTAGGCTGTCAAACTGCTGATAGGTGGACAGCGTATAAACACCGCCGCCGCCCCCTGTAATAGTGGCTCCGGTGACATCATCGCGATACTTTGCAGCGGCCGCCATCATGGCGCGAGCGGAATCATTCACCGCAGACGGGGCCATGCCTTCGGCCCAATTGATGCTTGGATCAGCCGTCGCGTCGCTTGCTGCGGTCCTACTCCAACGAAAAAAAGTCATTGCGCGGCCCTCGCGAATTCACGGTGAATGAGCGCCGCGGCCTTGTTATAAGCCGCAGTTGCTTCTTTGGCAGTGCCAAATTGGCCTAGATGCCGATACTTGCCGCCATCACGGATTCGGGCGACGAATACGTCGCGCCGTTTATCGAACGTGTACCCACGCTTCTCTCTGTTGAAGGCATTTTGCGCATGGGTAGCCTCGCGCAGGTTGCTGAACCTGTTATTGGCTCTGGCGAGGTCACGATGATCAATCTCGTCTTCCGGCCATTCGCCAGTCATCCATAGCCACGCGAGACGATGGGCCTTATAGAGCCGCCGGTCGATACAGATACTGATATAGCCGTCTTTGTCCGGCGTTCCCGCGACCATGCCGGCCCGGACTTTCTTGTGGCCGCCCCGCCAAGTAAAAATTCCGGTCTCGGGATCATAGTTTAGAAGGCGTTCAAGCCTTGAGCCGGTCAGCATCGTCATTTGGGAGGAGCCTCTTTTGCTCCTCCTTTTTGGACCGGCGCAGATAGTGGTTTGTAACCTCAACCCCGCAGGGAAAAAGGCGCAACCCTAAGACCGTAGATGTTCGGCCGCGCTGGTAGGATGTTTTGCAGCTGCGGCGTTGCCGTGAGCGCGGCGAGATTCGGCGCAGGCGTATCCGCTCCCGATCCCGTAATCTGGAACGCTGGTTGCTTTGCCGGCGGCGCGAGCGACATTGGCGCGGCCGGGGCGGCGGCGGTAGCAGCGGCAGGCTGAGCGGGCCCAGCCATCGACATCGGCGCGGCTCCGCCCATCTTCCGCTCGGCCCAGGCCGCAAGGTCGCCTGCGGTCATCTTGGCGAGGAATGGGTTTGCCTTCACCACCCGATCGCCCAAGATCGCGCCGGCCGGTGTCGAGGGATCGGAATTCAGGATACCGACGGCACCCTGCGGTCCCGCGAAATGCGCCAAATATTGCGTTCCCGCGGTGACAGGAAGCCCGGCCTTGGATAGGATGCCTGCATTGTCACCGGCATAGGCTGCCGTCATCTCTCGAGACAGGGCAGGGTCGTTCTTGAGCGCAAGCAGCTCGTCCCGCGACCCGGTAATGTCGGGCCGATGCCGCGCCAGCATGTCGAGCCAGGTGCCGTCGATGAATTGGCCTGGTCCGGCGGCGGATGAGTTTGGGTTCGCGGCGTTCGATTTTCCGCCGCTTTCCACAGAAATAATCTGGTCGATAAGGCCCATGTGATGCTCTGGAAGATCTTTCAATTCGTCGTCATCGTCGCGGTCGCGGGCTCAAACGGGCAATATCACTGGACGCCAAACGGTTATGTTGCGGGCATCGTCGCAGTCTTTGCTGCCTTCGCGCTCACAGCCATCCTCTCCGAACTATTCCGATTGGTTTCGTGGCTGCTCAAGCAGCTTCGATCGCGAGGCCTCCATCAGGGCCATGTAGGCCGCGCGCCGCCGCGCAGGTTCGGCCCGCAGCGCTTCCGTTAGCGCCTGGTTGCGGAGATAGGCCTGGGTGGGCGCCGCCATCATCACGCGGCCGGTGACCGCCGGAATCACCCCCAGCGTTGAGCCGTTGAGAACATCCCAAACGATATTTCGCTGCCCCGTACCTGAATTCGGCAGAGGCGCCATGACGCCGGCGCCGGCGCGCGCCAATCCTGAAAAATCACCTTCGCCACGGGCATAGGCGCCCCGGTTCTCGGCCGAGACAGTATTGCGAAGATTTGCCGGCACAATCTGGCCCTCTGCGGTGGCCTCACCCGCGCGCGAGGCCGTCTTTTCGATTACCTTCTGAGCGCCGTATTCGCGGCGGGCTTGGGCCCACAGATTGGCATCCTGCGAGCCCTGCGGGATTGAGCGGGTCATTGCATCGTCCAGCGCGTTGCGCATGTCGCGCAGCGCCTCCGAAAGGGTCGGGTCGCTCTGCCGCAGACTGTTGGCCTGCCTGGAGAGCCGTGATCGCATCTCTTGGTACTGCGGACCCGGCATATGACCGTTATTCACATGCGCAATGATGTCGTCGATATAGCCCTGCACCATCGCGCGCTGCTGCGAATCCGGCACGCGCCGGTAGTTGCGCGCGGCCGCGACGATATCGTTGACGAACTGGTTGTCTGGCACAAGGTTATTGCGCTGGGACAGTGCGCGGAACGTGCCCCCGAGGCGGTCTTGATTTGCCGCCAGAACCTCCGGCGCCGCCTCCTCCCCGTCGATCCCGGCTCGGCGCAGCGCGGCGCGCGTGAACTGACGCTGCCCTTCCTCTTGAATGCGTTCAGCCGCGCCACCGCCAAGCGGGGCAGCGCTGGTCACGCTTTCCATGTACTGCAGACGCTTGTTGCCGGTCGCTTGCCCTGCAGTGAGAGAAGTTACGCCCTCATCTGCCAGATCCCCCACAAGACGCTGACGGGCCGCGCTACTCGGCAGCGGCGTCACCACCCGGCCGGCCGCATATGGCGTCAGCCCGCCGATCGCGGCGCCCGCAGCGCGCGCGTAGGGTTCAGCGGCCGTGCCTTCGCTCGCCTGCCCCAGCGCCTCGCTGGCAAACCCAGCACCCACGGCGGAGATGCCGCGCGCTGCGAGGCTGCCACCACCACCGAGAGCCGCCGGCGCGGCCTCGCCGACGCTACGAGCATATTTCCCCGTCGTCGTCTGCGGCTCATAGGGCGCTTGGCCGCCATAGTAGAGGTCTTGGATTTCCTTGCTCATCGACGCGCTGGTGGGGATCTGATCGAGAAGAGACGCAATTGGCCCCTTTTCCTGCGGCGGTTCGTAGCGCGGCAACCCAACCTTGTCCGAAATGTAGTCGCTGGCCTTCCGGATACCGGCCGCGCCCAAATTTGTCAGATCGCCGAGCGATCCAAGCAGCGCAGCCGTGCCTTTCGCCACGCCAGCGTCGAAACTTTTGTAGGCGTCGGTCGCGGTATCCACAGGGAAATTCTCAGACATGACCTTGTTTATGGTCGCATCGTCGGTCCCGTCAGGAAACTGCACCGTCGCGCCGTTTGGCGCCTTAACCACCAACGTCATTTGAGCCCCCCACCGGGCGTCCAGACATAACTTCCGGGCGGCCGAGCAACAGCCGGCGCAGCGGCGGCGGAAGGAGCCGGAGCGACCGGGGCTGCGCCGCCCTTGCCAGCCGAAATCGCAGCCATTTCCCCAGGCGATAGAGGCGAGCCGAGGTCGGCGATCTTGTTCTGCACGTCGAGATAATTCGGGATTCCGCGATTTGCCGCCGCGCTTTCGCGCCAGATGCGCGCCACGCCCATGTCGAACTGCTCGAGCTTGCGGTTGATGTCGATCGCCATCTTGAGACCTTCCGGCGACTGGATCATGCTCGGCAATGCCGATGCGTAGAGCTCGCGTTCGTAGTTGGAAACCGCTCCCTGCCCCTTCGGCTGCGCATGGATCGCGAGTTGGCGGCCAATCATTTGCTGGATTTCGCCGTCGGGCACATCCTCGCCCTTGATAAGGCCGGCATCCTTCAGATAGCGCTTCGCCGTGAGGCGCATTTCGGCCGTTGCACCAGGCGTGAAGCCCTGCGAGGCTTTTTCGAAAGCGTCGTACATCGCGAGCCGCTTCTGGCTTTCTTTCGAGGCCAATTGAGCGTTTTTGTATTCTTCGACGGCGGTCTTTGCGAGTTCAGCCTGTCCGGTCTTCTCGGTGCTGACGTTCACATTGGTCTGGGCCGGCCCGAACGTCGGCTTGCCGGTATCTGCATTGATATAGAGCGGCTGGCCCGTGTCGTTGCCTCCGAACGCCGCCTTTCTCTCTTCCGGCGTCGCGGGCCGAATGGTTTCCTTTTCCTTGACGGAATTGTCCAAAATCTTCTTCAAATACTCTGGATTGGCGAGCGCCGCCGTAATATCAGCGTTTGAAACACCGCGCGCCTGCAATCCAGAAATCAACGCCCGCTGCTGCTGAACTTTTGTCGCCTGTGCGATGCTGCCGGCATCTGTCGGCTGCCCAGTGACAGCAGCACCAATGCCGCCGATCAGCGCCCCGATCGGGCCAGCGGTCATATTGCCGAGAAGGCCCTTCGCGCCAAGCGAAAGGCGATCAGTCGCCGGCGCTTGCACGAGCGGCTGCGCGGGCTGATCGGTGGGCACAGGCTGCGTCGTAGCAGGTGCGGCGGTAGGCTGTGGCCCCGCCATGGACAGCGGCGCGGCCGGCCGCGGCATGGATGCATTGGCGTTCATGGGGGCCTGCGGCGGAGCCAAGGCCTGGGGAGGCGGCGCGAGCGACATCGGTGCCGGCCCATAATTGGCCGCATCCGACTGCATACCGCCCGGATTGTTGTTGATCGCAGCGGCGCTGTTCGCGCGCAGGAAATCGAGCAGCGAACCGCCGCCCTGCCCTGACAAGAGATCGAGAAGCCCAGCCATCAGCTTGCTCCGAACGAGATGTTACCCTTCGGCCAAAGCGAGCCGATGCCGCTTGCGATCGTGGCGAATTGCTGCGCCGGGCTCATGGTGCTTTCGCCGGTCTGTGTGCCGTTCTGCGTGCCGAATTGAGCCGCGACGGGCGAAACCGCGCCGAGCAGCGTCTGCAGCTGCGACGCCGGAATGTTGAATTGCTGCGCCAGCGCGTTGATGGTCGCCGTCGGCGCCGCGTTCTCCGCGTTGAGGCCCGCTGAGACCGATCCGACCCCGTTGGTGAAATTCGTGTTGGCATTGGCCTGCGTGCCGTTGAGCAGACCATAGGTGGTGTTGCCGGCGCCGTAGATGGAATTCAGCGCGCCGGTGCGCGTGGCCGTGTCTTGATTGGCCTGGTTGAGAATGATCGGCGCCTCTGCAGCGGCGATGCCCCGGCCAAGCGCCTGCACGTTCCCTGGCGAGCCGTCGCGGCCGGCCGCGGCCCATGAGCCGTTGACGTTGTTGGTCGTGTCGGTCGCGACCTGATCGAGCGCAGCTCGCACGGCAGGGCTGTTCACGGTCGAATAGTTCGGATCCGTATAGGCCGACATGCCCGTCTTATAGCCGGTCAGGTTATCGAGAATGCCGGTGTCGTTCTTCTGCGCGCCGCCGCCGTTGAGCAGGCCCATTGTCCCGGAATTGATCGCCGGGTTGTAGTTCGGCATGCCGTTGGCGTTGCTGACGACCTGGTTGATCGCGCCCTGTTGACCGCTCGATAGCGTCCCGGCCTGCGGCACAAGGTTGTTGATGCCACCCAGGATGCCCTGCAGCGACGGGTTTGCCGGATCGTAGGGAGCAAGGCTGGAGGTGCTGGTTTGGCTGGTTTTCGACGTGCCGCCCATTTACAAAGCCCTTTCCAGCACGACGTTTGACACCGAATAGCCCTTCAGAACGCGGGCCCAGCCCGGTCGGCCCATGATGCGAACCAGCGCCGCGCCTTCCGCGCGCGCCCAATCCTCGATCTGGGAGAGCAGCGGAAGCCATTTGTCCATGTTCTCGCCGCCGAGCGCCGTGATCAGGCAAACCATGTGGCGGTCGGTGTTAACGAGAAGGGTGGCGCCGGCGGCCTCGATGCGCTTGCCATCGCAGATCAGCCACAGCAGGCCATCGCCCTCCATCAGGTCGCGCTCGATGTCCTCGGTATGGCTCAAATCGGTACGCATGACGGCCGAAAACAGATGATCCTTGACGCGCGGCCAGAGGTCCGCAACCATCGACGGCGGAACGCAGACGAGCTTATCCAAGGCAGACGTAGAAGAAGCTTCGATCGACACTGACGGCGCTCGCGTGGGTAATGGTGAACGTCTGTTTTCCGACGGACGAAACGTACGTCGTGGACAATGCCCCAGCCGCGTTAGCGGTTTTTGGAAATAGGAAAACGGCGCTTCCCGGCGCGCAGTTGCTCGCAGAGACCACCGTCGATGTCGCGCTCGCGGTCAACGTCACAGATCCGGTCGCATTCGACCGCCCCATGGCGAGCTGCTGGAGGGACATCGCGTATTTTGCGAGATCCTTCTCCTGCGTGCCGGGAACGTATACGCCTGCTCCGCTCATCTCTTGCTCGTCGCCTTCAAATCGATCGGCTCAACACCATTGATGAACGACCAGACGGTCCCGGCCGGAATTCGGCATTTCAGGCGGCTATAGCGGGTGTCCACCAGCATGTTGCAGATGCCGGTTGTCGGGTTGACCAGGCTTTCGGTCCCGGCGGCGACCGCGGATTGTAGGTTTTCACGACGGGACGCCGAGCCGTAGACCGTCGGCGCGTCGGAGACAGGCCGGAAGCCAATCTTGAGCTTGATGCGCTGCCCGTTGGTGCCCTGTTCTGCTGTTTCGAGGGTGGCTTCCAGGTTGGGGCCGCGGAAGAAGTTGAGGATATGGCTGCTGTCGAATGCTGCGAGCTCCGGCACGACCGCAGTCGATAGCGTGTCGAAAGACTGCGTGATCAGGTCGAGGTTCGATCCGATCAGCGTGTCCACCTGCTCAAGCGTGATGCCGGGCTGCGCCATCTTGAACAGGAATTCGCCGGCAAAGCGCAGCGGCGTGAACTTGTCGAGGACGGGATCGTAAATCAGCCCCTTGTCGAATTGGTTGACGATGCCGTTCACCGACTTGTAGACCCAAAGGATGCGCGACGACCGCGGATCAGCTGTCCCCTGGAATAATTGCGGCTGCGTGGCATCAAGGTCGGTGAAAAACGTCCGGTCAACGCGCTCGCGTCCGATCGGCGTGGGCGCGCTGCCAGGGTCGATACGATGAAAGCCCTTCAGGGAGTAGAAAAACACGCTGGCGCCGGCGCGCGTGAGGCTCAGAGGCCCATAGATGCCGAGGCCCTCCGCGATCTTTTCGATCTGAAATACGCGGGGATCGCCCGGCAGATAGGTCATGCGCCGGATGATGTTGTCTTGAAAGATCACGCCTGATTCGCCGCCGGCGATGCCGCGGGTAATGCCACCGTCCGGGAAGTCCTGATAGTCGCTCGAATTGATGCCTGGCGTCCATGAATTGACGCCGTTCACATCGTTGAGGCCCGACCATTGCGCGCGGTTGGGGTTCGACAGCAGTCCCGTCAGAACGACAAAGCGGCCGACCACATCGACATAGCGCGCCTGCGGAGGGCTTCCCGCGAGGTTGGCGAATGCGGTCGAGCTCGAGATATCGAACACCTGCGGGGCGATGTTTGCCTGAACCGCAATCACCAGATTGTTGAATTGGGCAAACGACCACTGCTCGTTCGCCGGGACGGACGCATAAGGTCCGCCACCCAGCGAAACCTTGGTCCAAGCATACGAGCTATTGTTCAGCTGATAGAGATCGGTCGCGGTCGCGGCAAAACCGACGACCGAGCCGTCGGTCTTATAAGCCGCAAAAGCCCCGCGGCATTGAGCACCAAGCGCCTGGGAAATGGCTGCAAGGCTCGGGAACGGGCCATAGCCATCGCCGCGCGGCACGACGTTGAGCACGCCGCGCTCGCTCTGCGCTTCGTAGTCCGAAATGTCTGGCCGGTATTCGCCGAATGGGATGATCGGCATCAGAAGCTCGTCGGCCTGATGCGCCCGGTCGCCATCCGAGCCGATGTCTGGTAGGTCAGCGAATCCATATAGCTCTGGATCTGGACGGACATGCGCTGCATGCCGTCGGTGTCCTCCAGGACGTTCGTATAGAGCAGCAGCTTGGCATGGCAGCGGATCAGCTTCTCGGCGTCATTGGTCCATGCGTTGGTGTCCGTATCGTTCACCAGCGGATCGAGCACATAGTGCATATGCGGCCGGATCGGGTAGATCGCGTTCGGCAGCGGCCAGACCAGGATTTGGCTGTCGATGTAGGTGTAGGCGCACGGGCGTCCATTTCCGGTTGACGTGCTCTGTAGCCACTCGAATTCGTCGGCCTCATACTTGTCGAGCTCGAGCGGGCGGCCGCCGTCGAACAGGAACATGGTGTCGATGCCGATGATGTTCGGAATCTGCGCAAGATCGCTTGCGCCATAGGCGCGCTGCCCGACTACCGTGTTGAACGTGAACGACCGCGTGACGTTGAAATAGAAGCGCGAATTTGAATACTGTTCAATGGCGTCGCCGATGGCGCTTTTTATTTGGCTTGTCAGGTCGGTTCGGCTGAGATCGCTCGCGATGTTGTTCTGAAGGTCGAGATACGTTCCCATTGTCCACCGTCACGGCTTTGGGCGCGAGCGGCGCCGGGATGGCATGGCGCGACGATTGCTCCTCAAGAACAACCGCCGCGCCTGCGTAGTGCAGCCAGAGTTCCAACGGCCTTACAGGTCGTTGTTCGGGATGTACTTGACGATGACGACGGCCTGCCCGGCCGTCGCTGCGGTTCCGGTCTGCGCGTACATCACGAACACCTGCGAATCCGCCGCGAGCGGCACAAGCGCCGTTCCGGTCGGGGCGATGTTCTGCTTCAGGCCGGTCGAGCCCGCCGCCGTCGATGCCGAAGCCGCGATGTTGGCGTAGGTCGTGGCCTCGATGCCGACCGTCAGCGGGTTGGTGGTGCCCGCATTGAAAGCCGTGATCACGTTCACATCGGTGCCGATGATGACCGCGCCGGCGGGCAGTGTCTGCTTGCCGACGCCGGTCCCGATGCCTGTGTCGTTGTAGTTCACGATGAAGCGCAGATAATGCACCATCTGCGCTGCATTTTTGCGGGCGGTCGTGCCCTTCGTTCCGGTAGCCATATCGTTCGCCTTTCGATCGAGGTTAAGGGATCAGCCGGCGCGCTTACGCGGACGCGACGGCGTAGGTGGTGGCGACGACGGTGGCGAAGTCAGCACTGTTGAACACCGACTTCTTGATGCCCCAGACGGTCTGCGCGGAGACGCCGAGCTCGCGCTCGTAGTCGAACAGCTCTTCGATCCACTTGAAGTGAGAGCCCTTCGCGAACTCCTTACCGAAGCCGACGGCGGCCGCCTGCGCACCGCACAGAACCGCGCGGCGTGTGGAGGTCTGCGCAGCGCCGGCATTCGAGATGCCGTAGGGCAGACGGTTCCACTTGTGCAGGATGACGCCGTTGTACTCGCCGAGCGCGCCGGTGTAGATCGGCGACTTGGATCCGATGCCGCCGGCGAGCGCCGACTTCTGGATGTCGAGCCACTGTCCGGTCGAGGTCGAGGTCCGCAGGCTGGTGACCTGGTAGTCATGCATGAACATGACGAACTTCTTCTCGCCGCCCACCATGATCGGCCGGATCAGCGGCGAGATGGTGTTGGCCTTCTCCACCAGGAAGTCGATGATCTGGAGGTTCATCGTGGCGGTGGAATCGCCGTTGATCGTGGCGTCATCGGTCGCGCCGCCCTTGCGGTAGATGTTGGTCGGCGCCGTGATCGCGTTGTTGCCCGCATAGCGCATGTCCGTGACCAGGGTGTTGCCGGTCAGGTGGTTCGCCATGCAGAAGTCGAAGCGGTTGGAAAACCAGTCGGTCAGACCGTCCTTGGCCTCGCTGCGGAGGTTGAACGGAACGCGCTGGGCGTCGATCGTGTTCTTGTTCTTGACGCGCGCGGCGTGCGCGAGCTCGTTGATGACGATCGAATCCGAATAGGTCGAGAGCTGCTCTTCGTTGCCCTGGAGCGTCTGCCCCTCGGTCACGCCGTCGCCGCTCATCTGGACGCGCAGGCCGATGGTCACCTTGTCGCCGGCGTTCTGCTCCAGTTCGGTCTTGATCTGGATCATGTTCGATGAGCCTTCGCCCATGAACTTGCCGAAATAGGTGGTCTTCAGCGCTTCGACGTTGAGCTTTTTGGCCCAAAGTTTGTTGGAAAGCGTGTCATTCACGCCAAAAGTCGTCAGCGACATTTTTCATGTCTCCGCAAGAGGAAATCGGGTGCTGTGGGTTGACCGCGAGCCGCTGCGATCGAGCGCAACACCGGATTTTCCGTCCTCGGTGGAGACGCGCTCCGTGACGTGGAGCGAAACGAAAACGGGATTGAGGCTCCCGCGGGCCTTACACTTCACTCACCAGGTCGGCAGCGTCAGCCGCCGAAAAGTCTGCGAGCCTTGGCCGGGTTCTTGTTGGTCCAGGCCTCGAACTCGTCTGCCGGCATAGCGATGAGCATCTCTGCCGTCATTTCTTGGTCGCCCGAGGCTCCCGCCGCGCTTGACAGCGACTTGTTGGCCGCCTGCCCGCGCTCGATGGTCTCGAGCTTCTCGGCTGCTTTGCCCTTGTTGGGATCGGCCGCCGCTTCCTTCTTATACCCGCGCTGAGATGCCAAATTGTAAAGAAGCTCTGCTGGGCTCTTGCCCTTCTCGAATGCCATCTGTGCAATCGCCATCTCGTCGGCGATCAGGGCATTGTGCAAAGCCTCCGGCGTATCGTAGCCAATGGCCCGAAGTTCCGCGGCGCGCGCGTTGAGGAGGTAATTGTACGCTGCCTTGAAGTCTGGCGTGGTGGTCTCGAACTCGTCACAAGCAGCGCGGTACTTGTCCACAAATACTTTTTGCTCGGTCGCCTGCTTTTCGGAGGCTTCGCGCGCCGCCTTTTGCTCGGCGCTTTCCTTCTTGATGCCGGTGAGCTCTTCGGCGAGGTGCTTCACCGCGCCGAAAATGTCTTCTTCCGGATTCGGCGGCCCCTTCGGCTGCTCGGTCTGCTCGCCCGGCAGCTTCAGCCGATCGATGATCGCAAACTTGCCCTTGAACTCGGCGATCTGCTTCTCGTACTCGGTGAGCTTTCCGGCCAGCTCCTTGCGGGCCTTCTTCTCCTCCAGGAACGTTGCGAGCGGGACGTGATCGTTCTTGGGGGCGTCGCCGGCTTTCGCTTCGGCGGCCGCGGGCTTGGCCTCGCCGCCATCGCTCCCTTTGCCGGCCTCATCGCTCTCTGCGGGAACTGCCGTTTCGCCGCCGCTGGCGAAAAACGCCTCTTCATCAGCCGAAAGCGTCGGCGTGCCGCCGGCGTCAATGACCTCTGCCACTTCTGACATTCGCTTGCCTTCTGCCGAAACTGTCGGCCCAGAGAACGCGGAAACCGCCGCGCGCGGGAATCCGGCTTCGCACCGGAAGGAGGCTCTGGTTAACCCGGCTCAGGAAGCGAGAAGTAAAAGCGCCTCTTCATCCCGGCGCCGCTTTGCCATCTTGGCTTGCGCCGCAGCCGCGGCCATGCGCTGGTTCTGGATGGCCGCCATATCGGGCGCCGGCGCAGCTGGAGCGCTGGGCGGCCCCGGCAGCGGCGCGAAACGCGCGACGGTGCGTCGATCGATCGGACCAGGCACTTTGCGCGTGATCGCGGCAAGCTGCTTCTGGCGCTCGATCTCCTCGAGGAAGTGCCCGACGCCGCCGGTGAAAGCCGGATCGACACCAGCACCCGTCCATATGAGTTGCGCGCTTCCGTTCAGGAGATACGCGCTGGGATCAGCCAATCCGGTGATGTTATTCGCGATCGAGCCGGTGACCACATACGATCCGGCGATAACGTTTTCGGCAATATTGAAGGTCTGGCTCGCGCCAGTCATGGCGAAAGAGCCGCTCGCGACGCCTATCACCTCAGAAATCGAGGCTCCTGACATCATGAACGCACCGGCCGCGACGTTCTCTGTGAGCGTGAACGGCTGAGCCGCACCAATTACGGCGAAGCTGCCGGAGATTGCCGGCATCGATATGTTGCCGCGCTGAATCTGCGCGAGCGCGAGCCTACCAACAGCGTCAAAGCCTAGAAGTGACATGCGCTAGCTGACCTCGTAGACACCTTCCAGGACCAGGGCGGCACCGCTCGCGCCGGGGTAGGTGTTGTCGTAGTTTGTCAATTGCAACGACGCCGATCCGTTTGTCGAACCACCGAAGGCCTTGCCATTCACCAATCCCTCTTTGCCGGTAAAGACGGCCCAACCGTTGGGAGCAATGGGAAGCGTGACGTTCACGGAAGAAGCTGCAGTGCCATTCGTGGTGATAGTCACCACGATACGAATTGAGACTGTTTTGCCAACCTGGATGTATTTTCCAGCTGCAGACGCTGATGTAAATGAGCCTGTGCCGGCAGTAAGCGTTGGCGTGTAAGAGGTCCACGATGACACACCGAGATCTTCAGCGAGCGCCACAACTGCCACCTGCGGGGTGGACGAGAAGTTGATCTTGGAGGTGGTGCCGGACGAATTGAACAAGACAGCAGCCCGCGTGAGGACACCAGTTCCCGAATTATAGACGCCGGTTCCTACCTCCCATTGCGTGAGATCGGCACTTTCCGCCCGATAGCTGTAGGTCGCACCATTGACCGCGCCTGCCGCCGACGGGCTTTGGTAGCCCTGCACGGCGCTGGAATAGGTCCAATCGGTCGTGCCTCCCGCGGTCGGGTTGAAGCGGCAAACGTCGATGAGGGATGATGCCATGATTAGGCCAGCGTGAAGACGCCGGCGGTCTGATCCAGCGCCACGGTGAAGCTATTGCCGTTGGTGAGGTTGATCTCGGCGCCGTAGTCGTACCAGCCGATGAGCGGCTTGGCTGGCGATACCGGCGTATCATTGTAGAGCACGGCATAGCGGAACTGCGCGATCGAGCCGCCCGAGGCGGTGAACACAACCGGGGACAGGATCAGCTTATAGGTCCCGCTCGACTGATTGCCGGAGACGAACGCCGCCGCAGCCCCGCCAGCAGTATAGCCATTCCCGCCTGAAATCTCGGTCAGATCGGCCTTCACGGCGTTGGTCGCCACCGGAGCCACATCCGTGAGCAGGATTTTCATCGAGTCCGAATTGAGGTTGTGAACCTTCGTCGCCATGTCCTTGACGAACTGGTTGAACTTGTTGAATGCGGCCATTTACTGCGTCCCCACGGGTGCGATGCCGACGATCTCGCCCGTCTGCGGATCGCGGATCAGCTTTTTCGGCGTGTTGAAGGCGGTCGCGAGCGTGTTCATGTCGCGCCGCATTTCCTGCATGAAGGCCATGATCAGCGCTGCGCTGTCGCCGCCTTGGCTCTGCACCGGGTTGCCGTCCGCGTCCTTGGCCGGTGCCGCGGTGAGTGTCTTGATCATGGCGCTATGCTGAGCTTCTTCGGCCGCGATCTTCATCTTGGCCTGGCTCTCGGCTTGCATAGTCTGGATTTTGGCGTCCGACGCTTGCTTGTCGTTCGCCATCTTGGCCTGCGCCTTGTCGTTCTCGAGCTTCAGCTCGGCGTCGCGCTTCTGCTGTTCTGGATCGGGCTGCTGCTGGGACTGCTGGATGCTGTCCGAAATGTCCTTCTGGGCCGAGGTCGGCAACGGAGAATATTTGAGCAGCGCAAGCCACGTCGCCGGCGGCAGCATCTTGCCGATGACCGGCAGGATCTGCTGTAGCATCGCCCAAGTGGCCTCTTTCTGGTTGGCCGAGGTCGGGCTTTCGTCAACGATCACGTCATAGGAGCACTTGCCGTCGAAATTGTCCTGCTTGATCAGCGGGACAAACTGCGCCTCTTCAGGCCCTTCGATCTTGATCAGGCGCCCGTCGGACAGATAGTGCTCGATCAGGTACAGCATGAGCCGTCCCTGTTCTTTCCGGTAGCGGCGAAGGCTGTCGAACAGCGGCTGCAGGATGGTCAAGGCCGACTGCTTGCGCTGGAGATCGAGCGCCGCAGCCTGCCCGGCCGAGTTCTGCATGCCGAGGATCTCGACGTTGACGCCGGACACGTCGCGAAGCGACTGATTGGCATACTGCATGAGCTCGAAAGAGCCTTGCGGGAAGGCAGAGACGGGCTTGGCGATGAACGACGGGTTTGGACCAGACAGCGCGCCCGGCTTCAGATATGTCACCTGGTCCTGATGTGCCCAGGAGGCTTCGCCGGCCGCGTCATTGTCGAAGAATTTGCCGCGCTCGGCCGCAATGCCGCCCTTCGCGGTCGTGTTCATGATGTGCATGGTCTGCGACATCCATTTGTTGGACCAGCGCGCAGGGTCTTTCATCGCGCGCACGATGCCAAAGAATGAATTCTTGTTCCGGTCTCGCTTGCCGGTCATGCACTTGAATGAGAAATGGTTCTTGGCCGGCGCGTCGCCGATCTCGAGCAGCACATTGCCGAGATAGGCCTGGCGATAGACCTTCCGCGTGGTCTTGGTGAATTTCAGCTGGGCACCAATCAGCGCGGCCTTCTTCTTGAGATCGGTGAATTCGTCCGGCGCTAGCGTGAGGATGTTGCTGCCGGTCTGGTCGGTCGGATCGAGCACCAGATAGGCGGGCACGCGCTCCCACCACTGGATGCGGACCATCGTCACGCTTTCGTCGTCGCCTCCGTCCTCGACAAGATTGTCCTTGTCGTAGGTCCGGGCGTTGACGTGATGCGGATCCTCGCCTTCCTTCTCGTCTCCGATCCATGTGGCGTTGTAGTCCGAATCCTCGAAAGGCCGCTCAGGATCGCCGGGGCACAGCGCGCGCGCCTCCTCGATCGGCACCTTGCGGCGAATATGGAAGACGCGGCGGCTGTCCACCAGATTGCGCTTGGTCGCGCTGCTGTCCCAGCCCATTTCGAGCGGGTCCACGCGGTCAATCTTGGGGTCGCCCTCCGGGTTGTCCTCATAGTCGAGCCGGGTCTCGGTCCAGCCCATGCCGCAGACAACCATGTCGCGGAAGGCGTCGGATTCCTCATCCTCGGCGTCGCACTCCTGACGGAACCACTTTGCGGCCGAGGTGAGCAGCTCGTTCTTCTTGACGACGCCCTGCGTCCGCGGGAGGAATTGCACTTCCTGCCGGTTGCCGACCTCCTGGCCGGACACGCTATCGACGGTCGTTCCGATGCGGTTGAAAATGACAATCGGGCGCTTGGCGTCCTTCAGGATCGCCTTGTCTTCCTCGGACAGCTGCTCGCCGGCGTCGAAATCGAAGTCCTCGCGGGCCTCCTTGCGCCAGTTGACCTGTCCCTTGCTGTTGTAGTCGAGCTTGATCCAGCCCTTCAGCTTGTCAAAGAGCGCATCGGCGTCGGATGGCGTCTCGGTCGCCTCGCCCGTTCCGGCCTGGTCCGCGTCGTTCAGCATTCAGCAAAATCCCGATGATCGGGATTTGGGATAGCATTGGCGCGGAAATGGTTTCCCATCAGACGCTTTGCCATGATCCACCGCCGCGCGAGCGTGACCGCGAATAGGGCACATG